GATTTCAGGCAAACGTTTACATAGCATACGCAGCAGGAGGTAAGCACCCACGATCAGGCCGGCCGGCAAAGCGATTCTCCGGAGCAGTGGCCCGGGTGTTGTCTTCCGATCGCTCCGGAGCTCTTTCCTGTCTTCCTCTTCCCGGTGTGTGCGTAGCAGTGAGGAGGAGTCCGCCCGTCTGCTTTGGAAGGAGTAGACCGCCGCGGTGGACCCCGATTCCTCATGAAGCGCGGTCCCGGTAAAAGAGATCTGTTTGACGGGGGGCAATCCGGTTTGTGAGGATACCGGTTTTCCGGTGTCGAACATAACCACGATCCGGTCCTGCCGGGCTTGCCGGATGTACCCTGCCGAATCGGTCCGTATTTCGCCTTCCCGCCGCTCGAGGTTACCCTTGATTTCCACCAGGCTGTCGGACATTATCCGTCTGTCCGTTTTCTCCAGGACCGACTTGGAGCTGCCACACCCCTGGAAAAGGGCGCACAGGAGCAGGGCGTATAAAACATGTTTCATATCACTCCTTTTTTGAGGTTCCGTTAAAATAGTCCGCAATCGCCTTGGCAGCTTCCGCGGGCGTGTCTTTGTATTTGGCGATTTCCACGGCAAGCAGGGCCACGTCGGTGAGCTCCTTCTTGACCTTATCCTCCGCCTTTTCCCGTATGCTCTTGATCTCGATGGCGGCTACAAAGAACGCCCCCGCCAGGGTAACGAACGGGAACGTAGGAATATGGTAATCGTAATAACTGTTGAGAAACCAGCTGCAACCCATGTGCATACAGTCCACAACCACCAATGCCAGCAGCAGGTTATAATAACCGGCCACTTTCTTTACGCTTCTGCGATACCGGTCCGAGGTGATCCTTTCACCGCGCTGCCGGGCCTTGCGCACTCCGCTTATAAAATCCAGTATGGAGAAAACCAGCGGCGTAAGAAGCAGGCCGAATAAAATACAGCCCGCCACAATCAGTTCTGTCAATCCTTTCATCCTTTTGTTTTTTAAAGCAAATTTGCTCCTTTCAGGGTACAGGATAAAGGACAAAGCCGACATCATGCAGGTCGGTATCGGATATTAGCCGGACAGGAGCGAAAATACAGGTTTGAATAGATGTGGAAAAAATGCAACAGGCATTCTTTAAAATAATAAATTGACACATCCTAAGAGGCAACAACGGTTATATCACACAGTAAAAAAGAGGCTGGGAAAAGGCCATTTTTAAGAGGAAAAAGCTAAATTCCATCCACAAAATGAGTTTTTTTTTTCGTTTTGCCTTGATTTTTGCACGAAATTCATTTAAAACGTGTTAAAAACATCGTTTTTGGACATAAAATTTTGGTCTTCCTTTCGTTAATTTACTTGTAATAAAACAATTAACTGTTTTTACACGCGCAAACACTCGTAAAGAACACCTTCCGAAGACCGCGCCGCTCAGAAGCCGAAAGGCAATTGCCTGAGGGGCAGATGGTGAAATATGATTACATTAAAAGCAGGCAGGCAGAAGGGGTGGGAACGAAAAACCGCCCTCGGTATTTCCGGAAGCGGTCAGGCAAAACAAGGCAATTGCCTTTCTTATCCCCCCGTCAGGTCATCGAGTCCGGGCATGTAGGGACCGGACCTGCTGCGCCCGGACTTGCCCCTGATGGCACGCCTCCAGGCCCCCCGCATCATCAGGTACTTGAAGGCGTCGGAGAAGTTCGTGGAGAGCATGGGCAGTTTCTTGGGCTCCAGCTTCTCGGACTTCTTGACCTTGTAGATGATCTTCTGCTGTCCCTTGTAACGGATACCCGCAGGCGCCTTCTCGATACTGGAGATGGTCTCGCGACAGTTCACCGCGTCAACAAGCAAAGTGGGGAGGGCGTCGTTGTCGCCTGTCATCAGCTCCTGCATGAAATCGTACTCTTCATCCTGGCGGATATTGGACTGTTTGCGGCTCATCAGGTTGACGGCCCATCCCGTGCGGTTACCGTCACCGTCTATCTCGATGGCCTGCTTGAGCTTGCGGGCATAGTCCTCTTTCTGCTTCTCGAAGTTATTGCCCGCCCGGTCGTAATACAGGTTCAGTTCCTTCTCCTCATGGTTAAGGAAGAATGCCAGGAACTGGTCGGCCAGCTGCCTGAACCATCCGGGAGGAAGCTCGTAAAAGTTCTTGTGAAGGCGGTACAGCGGTCCGTCCTGCTGTCCTACTATCAGGGACAGCTGGTTACCGAAGTCCACGCCGCTGTCGATGGGCTCGCCGCGCCTGAGGAAACGCAGATCCAGGCAGCTTTCCGCAGGTTCTCCGTACCGTGTCCCGTCGGTATACTTGTGCCTTTCCCCGAAAGCGATATAGAAGCGCGTGTCACGGCGAAGCCCCGGACGCATCCCCACTACAGACTTAAGGAAGTCGTGGAGTTCGAGCGCCCCGTCGAGAAGGCGACGGACGTACTCAGGCGTAAGGATGTCGATGTTGGTAAAACTCGAGGCGTTGATGAAGTAGGTCTGCCCCTTGCGCATCTTCAGCAGCCCCGCCTCGTACCAGGCGATTTTCTTCTTAAGAGCCCCGCAGTCCGTCCGTGTCCTTCCCGCTTTTACCAGGCGGACGCGCAGGCTGTTCAGCTCCGCAGCCGCCTGGGCGATACGCAGGATGCGCTGAGGATCGACCAGACAGACGTAACGGAAGTACCAGTCATACTCACCCTCCAGCACGTCGGGCATGTCGGTGGTAATGGTCACCCCTAGAAAATAGTGGCTGCATCCGTAGCGTATGGCATCCCCGCGCAATACGGGCATGGCCCGGTTGACTTTATTGTCGGGGGCGTATTTGGATTCGTCGAAGAACAAATGAACGACCGATTTGCCCGCCAGAAGGGAGGGGTGGTCCAGGGATCCCAGAAAGATAATGCATCCGTTGAAGAAAGAGACCGTGTTCTTGTAATCGTCGACGATCACGCTGCAACGCCTGCGCCAGGATTCCGGTGGCCGGCAGGACGATACATAGTGCACGCCTTCATAGAGTCCCATCAGTTCCCAGCCGGTCTTGACGGCCGGCATGATATTATCCCTTAAGTTGGTATATGTATTCCCCACGAAAGCCAACGGCGCACCGGGCATGTCATACACGCAATCGGCCGAACGCCGCGCTTGTATGACGGTACTCTTGGCCAGGCCGCGCCCGCCGACGACAACCAGGTTGGTGGTGTCTATCCAGTCGGTGATGACCTTGATGATATGGGAGTAACGAACCTCCACATCATCGGTGGGGTTATTGTGCATCCTGCCCTCCGAACTCTTCCGCATCTTCCAACATCCTTTTTTTCAGGTCGAACTTCTTTATGCGTGCATCCTCCTTTACCCTCTCACGTACCACGGAAGGCACCTCGGGAATGGAGTCGATGAACGCCTCCAGCTCCTTGCGGTCCGTATCCGGAACACCCATATCGGACCGGTCACATGTATAGATCACCACGGGTTTCCTGTTTTAAAGTTCCTGGGGGATCTCCTGTTCGTCACATGCGAAGCGCAACCGGAGCCTGGCCGCCCGCTCGAGTATCCGGGAGGCTTCCTCCCCCTTGCCCGTCAGGAACATGGAATCGGCCCACTTCTCCAGCTTTTCGGCATAGAGGTTGGCAAAAGCCTGCGGGCGTATGTTTTCCTGGCTGTAGAAGAAATTGACGGAGTCGGCGTATACCTGCCGTGCCATCCAGTCGGAAAGCCCGTATACCTCAGACTTGAGCAGCCGGATGATCCCGGCTTTTGTAATCACCTTCCCGTTATACCTCATACGGGCACGCAGTCCGCGCACCATCTCCATCAGGTCGTAATACGCCCGCTGCTCCTCGGGAAGCGAGTCCAGATCACCGGTGGCGAGGATACGCCCTATCTGTCCGATATCCGCTTTTTCAAAATCCACCCTCGAGGGCTTAACCAAATTCGTCTTCATCGATTTGCTTCACTATTATTTCAAAACTCCTGCGACCACGCACTTTCTCCAGCAGTTCCATGGCATCCAAATCCCCTGAAAGTGCCTGTTCTTGCAGTTTTAGCTCCACTCCGGCCCCGGCCTTCAATGCTCCCTGGCGCATAAGGGAATACACGGTGGTCCCTTCCCTTCCGGCGTCAAAGACAAAGATCTCCGCATCCAGCCCCAGATAAGAGGCGATATCGTCCGGAGCATATCCCAGGGAGGCCATGCGCTCCACCTCCTGGCGGAGTTCAAGGTCCAGGAAAAAGGTGTCCGCCGGCAAACGCTCCATATTATTCATATAAATTCATTAAACGGTTATTACAAGAGAGGATCTCGTTATCCAGCTTTCGTGCCTGCATGCCCGCTTCACTGCGGTCGCAGGGATGAAGATAACGGGTCCCCATTTTCAGCCAGGAGGCCCTTTTGATTTCCAGCCTCCGGCGATGAAAAATCAGTTTTTTTTTCTGGATTCCATTTCAGCCTCCAGCAGATTTTTGCGTTCCGTCCATTTGAGGGTCTTCTCCATGGCCTTGGCCCTCTTTTCTTCATCCGGTGCCTTTTCGAGTTCGTTTTTTCCCTTGGATATGTTAGACTTGGCATTACCCAGCTGCTTGGACAGTTCCAGGTCCGTCAGGGAGGAGATTTCCTGTTTCTCCCTGGCCTGCCGCATGGCCTGCGCCTTTCCGAGGATTTCTCCGTTATTCTTATAATACTCCAACTCTTCCCACATTTGGCGGTTCTCCAGGAAGTTCTCCACGGCCGTTTTAGCCCAAAGGTAAGTCTCCCCGGTGGCCACGTCATCCGGTGTCTCGACCAGCATGCGGTGGCTTTCCCGATAGAGGTCATAAGCGGAGAACATGTCCGCTACGAGCACCTTGAGTTCGTCCGGACAGTCAGGTTGTCTCAGGAATGGAAACTCCTCCCGGAAGCGGATGGCCTTACGGACGGTTTCCGGTGCCTCCGAGTACTTGCTTTGTGCGTTTTCGAGTTCTTCCTTCAAACCCCGCACCTGCTCCGTATCCGGACTTTGGGAGAGCCGCTCTTTTACAAAATCGTCGCTTACCAGTTTTTCCACCGTTACCCCCAGGCGTGAGGCAAGGGCGATAAGCAGGTCGTCCGCATACATCCTGACAGGGGCAGGGCTGACAGGCTGTTCCGCCTTCGACGGAATATGGTGCGCCTTCCTGTGCATGCCGGCAAATTCCGCCTCGCTCATGCCGGAAAGCTTGCGCAGCTCCTCGATAAGGGTTCCCCTTGTCATCTCACACTCCCCGAGCTGCCGGAACTTGGCCTTCAGCATACGGTTGGGACCGAACTGCTCATACAGGGCTACCCCTTGGGAGTAATCACGCGGTCCTTCTAAATAGGAAATGATTTGCTCTTTCATTGAATTGAATTTTAAATGATACGCCGTAAAGATACCCGATACCGGCTGCGGTACAAAGGACCGAAAAAAGGCAATTGCCTAAAAAGACATTATACAAAAAGACGTTTATTAAAACCATTCTTCACAAAAGGTATTGTTTCATGAAATTGTCATTTATACGACATAAAATCAACGGCTACCTCCTATATGTCGATGAAAAATTTCCATAATTCAATAAATATAACGTAATTTGCAAACAAATACAAATGATAGCTGTTCTGATGAAAACTATAAATACTCCCTGTGTATGAGAATCAACGCATTGTCTGTAGCTAATTATTTTATAGAATTGGCTCATATGGATGGGCTGCCTATAACCCAACTGGGTCTAATGAAGCGTGTTTATGCCGCGCATGGCTTCTCTTTGGCATTATTGAATTTTTCTCTCTTGGATCATAGGTTTGACCATGTGGAAGCGTGGAAATACGGACCCGTAATCCCATCGGTCTATCACTCCTTTAAATGTTATAAAAACAATCCCATAACCACTAAAACAATTATTGTCGAATGGGATGAACGTACCAGAAGTGAGAATTACATAACTCCTGAATTAAATGACAACAGAGCCCGAAGTATCGTTCAAACGGTTTGGAACAGATACAAAGATTACAGTGACAGCGAGATGGTTGCTTTAACCCATAAAGAGGGAACTCCATGGGCTTTATGTTATCAAGAAGGAAAGAATAACGAAATTCCAGATGCTTACACCAAGCTATATTACGAAAAGTTAGTAAAAAATATTGTAAATACTTGATAAGAAATGGAAGAAGGGAAAATCCCAGAAAAGCTACGATCTATACTGGACAAAATAAATTTAGAAAGTTCTAAAAATGAACCTAAACAAGAAGAACGTACTGAAATAAAAGACGATGAGATAGAGCTAATTCGTAAACGGGAGGAAGTAAAAACTATGACTGTTGCCAATAAAATTCGCAACGAAGAGCTGGAGAATAGAAGGCAGGATCGGGCTCAACGCAAGGTTTACGCGGACAATCTCTTCACTTTCCTGTGTTTTTATATGATACTGGTATTCTTTATATTGTATAAAAGCGGAAGCCTGTATAATAGTTTTGAGTTAAGCGATTCCGTCATTATTGCCTTAATAACAACCACTACAGCGAATATAATTGGTATTTTTGCATTTGTGGTCAGATACTTGTTCAAGACTCCGGACGACAAAAACAATCGATGAATTTCTACTTACATGATTAAAATCAGGAGTTAAAGAGACAGGTTTATTATATACTAGGTTGCACACTGCTTTGAGTAGGGGGGCCAAAACAGTAACCCCCTTTACAATCATCTATAACAACTTTCGTTGGGTTTGAATAACCAAGTGTTTTTGCTACATCAGATAAGCAAAACAAAGATTCATTGCTTTCATATATAACAATATCCAAATTCCCCAAACTACTCGCTTTGGAAAACTTGGATATTATGTTCTATGTGACCGATTTAATAATCAACAACAGGAGAAACCAACAGCGGCAATACCTGAATGACATTAAACCTCGAATCTCGACTGTTCCACACACTGGATGGCTCCCCCGCCGGCATCGAAGGCCTTGAAAGTAATCTGGCTGCCCGGTGAAGCGGTGAACGTCTTTCCGTTTTTCAGCATGAAAACTGTCTGTCCTGCCTTTTCGATTGTAGGAGCTACGCCGGACACGACCCCGAGCAGGGTGAACAGGTCGCCGTGTTTGGCCCCCTTAATGGTAGCGATCTTGGCCGCCCCGGCGCTTAGCTGGTACTGCCCGCGGCCTTTAAAGGGAATTTCCGTAGCCGATGCGGGAACAGTCGCCACCGGCTCTTCGTGTGGGATGGTGCCTTTATAGATACCGATATCGTCTCCTTTGCTTATCTGCGTGAAGGTGAACTCCGAGGCGTTGCCATCTTTATTTCCGGTATAATTGACCGACATTTCCAAAGGGTTGCAAGGGGAACCCAGGATATCCGGATCCTGCCCGTTGCAGTATTGCAGGATAGCTATGCAGTGGCGTCCCAGCCAGTTGGTCTTGAACTCACGAACCTCCTGTTTGTTACCCGGATGTTTTCCCTTAACCGAAGGGGTGAAGCCCTTGGCATCGGTTTCCCCTTCACCGTTGGAACTCAGCTCCACAGTACCGGGAGTTAAATACAAGTCCGTGGAGTAAGCCGACGGCTTTACCGCGATGTTACCCTCCAGCACCACTCCGGCACCGTCACGGGGAGGGAAATAGACCAGATCGTCGATGTCGATCAGGGTGAGCACGTCTTTGGGGTTGATACCGTTTCCGGGATTGCCCACCGGTCTGGGAACGGAAGTCTTAACGTAATTATTCATATATCTCGATTTTTTAAGTGATGAAAAACCAGGGGGATCTCCCCCCTGGTGATAAATTATCAGCCGCGGGCCACTTCATAGAATTTTCCGTCATCAGCCTTTACCAGACTGATGAATTTCCCCGTACCAAGGGTCATCTCTGAGGTAAGCACAAAGTTGCCTCCCGTAGCAATCTTGCTGGCATTCTTATCCCCATTTCCATGAATGGTATAGGTCTTGCCGGGAACAGCGTCGGTAAAATTCGTTATTGCGGTAGGAGCTGTATTGGCTCCCGTTACGAAGACGTCACCTCCCTTAAGCGATGGGGTTGCTTTATCATCCGGGAATTGAAGGGCTCCCGTAGCTCCCGTCTCACGGCCCAGTTCGATGAATTTCCCGTCCTGGCGTTTCATCAGGCGGATCATATCGCCTTTCTTGGGTTCCCAGGCCGCGGAGATCAGGTCGAATTTACCGCTCTTGTCAATCTTTACCCCCTTGTTCACGCTTCCGCATTTCAGGGTAATGACACTTCCGACCCCGGCATTCTCTATGTCGGTAATTGCCAAAAGGTTCGTATTGCCGGCCGTCACAATCGAGGTATGGGAGCCGGCCGATGGCTGGGCGTCCTTGTCAGCTTCCACGAAATAGGAAGCCGGGCGGTCGTACTCGTTGCAGAAGATCATCTGACGGGTATAGTCCATATCTTCCTTTTTAGTGTATTTGAATCCGACGGCATAAGCCCACACGGACTCTTTCCAGTTACTCCATACCTTCAGCGTCCAGTCCTGCTGCTCGATGTTGAACCGGGTCATTTCGCCGCTCTGGTGCTCGAACAGGTGTATGTTACCCTCCATAGTCCAGAAGATGCGGTGGTGGTTGTCAGCGTTGGGAACCGGTATGAGCTTCACGGACGGATACTCCTTCACAAACATGATACCCGCCTTATAGTCCTGGTTCTGGCCATAGTGCATCTCATTGTATTTATGGTACCACACGACCATGTGTGAGGGCATATACAGGGCCAGGGAACCCGAGTCGCGCAGGACCGCAGGAATCATGGAGGTGCCCAGGTAGATCTTCTCACCGATATTTTCAGGAGAAAGGGTACCCAGTTCAAAGGGTTTTACCTGGTAAACCAGTTTGCCGTTATTGATGTCAATGTGTCCGTTCACCTTCTTGTTGAGGAATTCGTACAGCCCGTCAGCAGCCTCCATCGCACGTCCGGGCTTGTTCAGGTCCGGTTCTTTACGGACGCCGTTAATACGTCGCTGTTCGCGTTCATTGTGCAGCTTTTTGGCAGTCTCGGCCAGAATGTACTCGATGAACGACCATTTGATGACCTGCGAACCTTCCTTGTTATAAGAACCGATCCATGATTTTTCAAGTGCCTTGAGGTCTTTGAACTTATGCGCGAACATGACGCTCGACATGCGCAGCGTTTCATTGTCGAACTCGTAATTGCCTTTCGTTACATTGTCGAAATCACTGGCGGTATTGTCAGCCTGGGAGAACTCACCCAACCAGATGTTTGTCAGCACGGCCAGGTCCTGGTATCCCGATTCCAGCGGGAAGATACTCTCGATGGAAGGAAGCAGGGTCAGGAAAGACTGTAAACGCTCCTGCCAGGGGATGCGGTAGAAGGCTCCCAGGTCCTCTTTCAGGCGGGAGTAATCGATCGAACTGGCAGTGGGCACCTGAACGGTCAACCCCTTGCGGTAAAGCATCTCTGCGCGCAGGCGCTGGTTATAAGGGCGATCCATTGCGAACATCTCCCCCGAGAGGCCGCCCAGTTGTTTTTCGTCATCCCAATTCATAACAATATCTTTAGCGTCCGGTTCCAGACGTGCATGCTGGGAACCTTTCCCCCCGTCCTGCTCCGCAAGGCCGGAAAGGGCCTGGATCTTGGTCTGCAAACCGGTGATTTCTGTTTGTTTGGCGGATACCTCCTGTGAAAGTTCCCCTTTCTCTTTGGTAAGCACGGCGATTTCCTCCTGGGCCGTAACCAGCTTGGCAGTCATATCAGCCAGTAATCCCTTTGTTACGGCATTGGAGAGATCGGCATGGGAAGCGCCACCTTTCGTATCCGAATCCCCGTTTGAGGAAGAATCTTCCGGAAAGCCATTTTTAAGCGCCTCACAAAAGCCTGTAATAAAATTTTCATCGAAACTCAATGCCTTGAGTTTCTGTTTTTGCTCCTCCAGCAGAGAATCTTTTTGGTTTGAGTCTTTAGTCCAAGCCTTGATACCCAGCAGATCCATTATGACGGGAGCATAATGTGCGAAATAATTTTTCATAAACAAATTTACTTTTATAGTGAGTATTAAATCATCTTGTTAGCCCGCTTTACGGTTTTCTGGGCGGATACCCACAGGATGGCATCCTCCAGGCTTCCGTAGGCATCCACATACCCCTTGGCCAGTGCCGTATCGGCAAAGAAAGTCTGCCCTCTGAACAGGGGATCCTGCGCGTCATACTTCACCCCCAGATTTCGGGCGATGGTCTGTGCAAAAAGATGGTGGTAAAACGACAGGTTCTCTTTAATTAAGGTGTCATCCTGCTTTTCCTCCTTGTCGCGATAGGCGCGGTTCTTCAGGTCCGCACTGTCGGGGTAAATGTCCTCGATCTCAATCCCCATTTGCGCGTAATACTCCTTGAAGCTCTGGAAAGTGTAGACCACCCCGCAGGAGCCGATTTCATCCATGGGCGAGGAGACGAATCTGCGTGCGCATGCGGAAACGAACCAGAAATGCGCCGAAGCGCATACGCCCGTGATATAGGCCACTATGGGTTTGGGGGACTGCCGTATAAGCTTTTCCAGGACATCCACACGCGTAATCATACCTCCGGGCCCGTTCACAAACAGAACGACACCCGATATGCGGTCGTTGGCCATCGCGGCGGAAATATATCTCTCCAGCCGGTAGGTCTCCCAGCTATACAGCACGCCTTCACAGGTAAGCACCACTACCGCTCCTTGAGGGAGGGAGGCGTCATCCAGTTCCCATCGGTCGGCTACATAGGGGACGGCGGCATAGGCCTCTATACGCTTGGCCCCCAGATATTGTTCCACCGACGCCAGGTTGCCGTTTTTCAGACCGGGCAACAGAATGGAAAGGAGCTGGTGGTATCTCCTTTCCTCAATGGCCCACTTATCGAAAAAAAATTGCTGAATCTTATCCACGGTTTCTTTTTTAATGCAAAAGAAACCTTTTGCAAATCCTTTAGAAAGGACTGTGATAGGCCTCGATATAAACCTGCTTACCGGATAACTTGCACTGGTATTTGCCCGAAACAATGGAAAAAGTAAGTTTAAGTGGTGTTTGCGGGCTGCCTGAAACAATACGCTCTCCCGCTTCATTCGTATAAATGGCCACCAGGTCCTGAAGGCTCAAGGCAGACAACAGCTCCTGGTTGTCCGGCCCTGTCAAGGCAACCTCGAACGTATGCCCTACATTATAATATATAGTTCCTGAATCCGCCTGCTCGGATTCGACTCCGGGAGTGAATGATCCCGGAATAACAGGAATGCGATAAGAACCATCCCGCACGGCAATAAAAGCGCGCGGCAGGATGACTGCAAAATCACCGATACACTCCACCGGAACCAACTCCAGATCACAAACGGGGGTATAGGGTCTTTTTATTGTTTTCATATTGTATAACTTATTGATTTTCAAATACTCCGCATTTTTCCGTCAAAAATACGTCAAAATTCCGTCATTTTTCCGTCAATTTTACCTCCTAAAAAGGACAATTAACTACGCTTGGTAGGTGAAATATATGCTACTTTTTCTTGTAGGGCCGCTTAAGGCTGGAACGTCTTACCCGGTCACGCCAACGTTGGTAGTCTTTCAGGAGCGCGTCCTCGCTTAAGCTGTCAATGCAGTACTTCTTCATAAAGCAGTGGACTGACTGAAGCTGGTCGATACCGAACCGGTGCTTGTTCTCGTCAATAAAATCATGAAGTTCGGCGCGCATCATCAGCTTTAGCTTCTTATTGATGATCCCCTGGCTGCGCTGGCCCAAGTAGTTGAAACGCTCCGGGGATTTGCCACCGGGGACGTCACCCTGCCTGCGGTCCGGCAAGACGATCTCAAGATTGCCATTATCCCGGGGACAGTTAACCGGGCGTTTTTCCAGCAGGTTATAAACCAGATGGTAAACATCCAGATGGTCCGCAAAGCGGACGGGCATGCTGCCTTCCGGATCGGAAGAATATTTGGCGTAGCAATATTGAGCCAGGTGCGGCTCTACTGTTATTTTCGTGGTTATCATAAGTTGATGGTTTTGTTTTTACTTGTTTCTTAATTTGATATAACCCATTTCTTCCAGGGTCTGCAGTTCCTTCATATCCTCCGGTCTCACATCGGCGGGAGTTTCACCGTTAATGGTCATACCCTCGGGAAGCCTGAATCTGTCACGGATCCGTCGGCGATGGTGGGCGGTGGATTTCTTCTGCCAATAGATGACGACTTGCATGGTTTACAAGGAGGCTTTGGCCTTTACACGGGCCTGATAGACATTGTAATCACACAGGTATCTGCCGACAGATTCCGCCGCCGCTTCCACTCCGGGCGGATTGTTTCCGAAGAGTAAGTTGATGGCATCCGGATCACCGCCCCAGGCCTTCCATAAGGCTATCGGGTCATATCCTGATGGCAGACAGGGGAAAAACTCCAAAAAAGCATTAAAGTCGGCCTTGGCCCGTTCACGTTTCACGGCTATACCCTGTACGCCCAACACAATACCGGCGGCAAAATCCTCCGTTCTGGAAAAGCCTTTTTCCACAGCCCGGGCCATCCGCTCTGTCTCTTTGCGAATGATCACTTCACGGCGTTCCTTGCAGAAATCCGATAGGGCGACCATGACCGCCTGATTGTTTAGGCTCTTTCCCCAGACAAGCTGCCCGCAACTTCCGTTCTTAAGGCGGGTAAAGAAAATGCAGAGCTCGGCCAGGTTCAGGAACCAGTATCCTGAAAGTATCGCCAGCGCGGTTTCCGCCATCTGCTCGCGGCTCAATTCAACGCCGGCGTACTTCAGAACGGATTCCAGATGGCTTGTGATAATCCGAACGGATGTCGAATTACCGAAAACTACGCCCACATCAGCCAATGTAGGGATTTCTCCACTTGCGGCGACATCGTAAAGTGGGGCGCCCATGTTCAGTTGGGCAATTGTCCCACCCCATTCATCCACCAATTGAGAGACCGTCGATCCAGCTTTTAACGAGATCTGGAGAGGCGTCAGCTCCTTCTTTCGGACACAGGGTTTCTGTAACTGAGACGGGCTCAAAACCGCATGCAGAGTGGTTTTTACTAGTTCTACTTCCATCTTTTTTTAATTTTTCAAGTTCAATATTCAACCAATTTGCAAAATGCGACATGGCGTCCCTGGGGGACTTAGTTGTCTCTCCTCCGTTTTGGAGCTTACGGAAGAACCTGTCCAGAAATTCATAAAACAGTTCCGGGCTGAAATCCGGGTAATCCAGACGGATGTTCATGCAAAATTGCTCCATCCACGGGATATTTGTTCGCAGTTCCTGATAACATTCCGTTAAAGACTTGTCCAGAAAAAGATCGATTCCGGATATTTTCCCCTCATGCGCGGGAGAGGGAGGGAAATCTGTTTTAGTTTCTGTTTCTGTTTTATTATAGTCTGGCGCATCGGCTGGTGTATCCCCTGGTTGGTCGACTGGCACATCCCCTGACTTTTGGGCTGGCGGAACTACTGGAATATCTCCGGTAGTCTTACCCTTTCCAGGCGGCTCGTCTTTAAATTTCCTGGAAAAAGAGTATGAACCGACCGAACGTTTGCTTTTTCCTGATTTATAATAAATCAGTCCCGCATTAATCAGGGATAAACGCGCCCGGATAAGGGTCTTCTCGTCGATATTCAGGCTGAAGCATAGTTCGATGTTAGAGCAACTGAAAACGTCCTCCCAGCCCTCGCTATTACAAACGGCAACTAATTCGTAGAACAGTGCCTGCTCGGTAGCGGTTAGCCGATTACGTCTGCGTGCTTTACGCATCTTTTCTGTTAAGCTATATCCGTCCATGTGGTTATTTTTTTTATTCATTTGAAGTATAATTATCTTTTAGATACAGTGCTTTCCTGACCCAAAGAGTGTTATTTAGTCAATTCCGACGTATCCACCCTCTGTAAAGGAGTGAAGTGTATTTGAAGAAGATGATTCATTTTCATTACAATCTATATTGATTTGAATTAATTTACATTGATAATTTAGGTTCGGAAAGGGCTTCATTCAAACGCTTCATGCCCAAATCATAATATTCTGGTTCAATCTCGAAAGCTATGTATTTCCTGCTTGTATTAATACAAGCAACGGCAGTAGAGCAACTTCCTGCAAATGTATCTAAGACTACATCGCCAGGTTTTGTTGTAAGCGCCAATAGTCGTTCAAGTAACCGTACAGGCTTTTGTGTTGGGTGTATCTGTCCAAGATGGGTGCGATTTTCTTCTATTATAGATTGTTCTCGTACTCCATTCAACATGGACTCTACAACGTATGTATTAATATGTCTTTTTAAATATGGAGAAGAAAATGATGTTGCATAACCTACGTGACCAACACCATCGGAATAAGTTCCGGTTTCATTTTTCTTCTTTAGATTCTCAACGATTTTGTGAAATTGAGGGCCTTTATTTAAAGCTGTTCCTAACCTCTTTAGCTCTTCGGTTATCTTATCCAAGCTAAATGCTTTTGCTTCCCCATAATTAATTATAGATTTGTTGATTGAACCACTAATCGTATGAATAGAAATAGTTTCATGCACTCTGGCGAGAGGAAGTACAGGAGAAGATGTTCGTCTTTTGTCCCAAATAACCTCTTCTTTAAATGTAAATCCCTGTTCGGAAAGAATCATATTCCACCGATAAAAAGACGTTCCTCTTCCAAATAAAACCACAAATCCAGTAGGTTTTAGAACACGTTTAAATTCGGAGAACAAACGCTCTTCATCAAATGGACGATCCAATTTCTGACCCTTTAAATATAGATATGGTGGGTCGGTTAATATGCAATCTATACTTACATCAGGAATGCGTTTAATTCCTTCCAGACAGTCTTCGTTATATATCTTATTTAATTCAATTTTATTCATTTCTATTTAGTTTTACTTTATTTCTCTGGTTCAACTCTAACTCCGGCAACCCACAATAACCAACCGCATTCAACTGAAAAATCAACCCAATCAGTCCTTAGTGGATTCCTCCTGATTACAAGGTATGGGAGAATGTTTATACATCCTTGCCAACCCGCATATCTTGTATAAATTTTCCTTTTTAGGAAATGTAAATGTTTAGACTCTTTATATTCCATACTATATTGTTTTACTTCAATTTACGCATCAATAAAACATCACAATATGCATCAGCATCTATTTTTTTTGAACATATCGTTTTGATTTCAAAGCCAGCTTCAAAAATATCCGTAAGCAGATTATCAGCTAAAAAAGAACCCCTTATTGCAATGTACTCCCCAGGCAGTGTTAAACCTGATATTTCTTCCTGTACCCAATATCTAACCCACGTATGTGCACCATAATTGGCAATATTGAAAATAATTTTTTCTATATCCATATTTTTATAGTTATGATTCTGATAAATATCTTATAAGATCATCCTTGTCTCTAAAAAGTTTTTTATCCCATTGTGGATAATTGTTTCTCGGCACACTTAATCCGTCAGAAAGTTTGTATACCATAAAAAAACTGCGATCTGTATAGGATATTTCAATAGTAATTTTGCTTATAGTGGAATGACAGATATTGTCTCCACTTAGATAGCATACACTATCACCTACATTAAACTCTGTATCTATATTCATATCTTATTTTTTCTAATCTAAACTTCGGTCAATAAAGAGCGCGCCAAGAGATAAAATCAAAGTGTCGAATTTTAAAATTATCATATAGAAAGACGCGCTCCTTACTTTTTATTTCTATTTTTGCCATTGTCGAATTTTAAAAATTATCACCATGAAAAAATTTATTGAAGTTTCAACAGAAAATGGCAAATTTCTTGTGAATGTTAACACTATCAGTTGTCTGTACACTATAAAAGACGGCCGTACGCGCATTACACTCACAGCGCCGTCGTCCAAGGGGGACATCTTTATTAACGCTCAAGAATCTTACGAAGAAGTTAAGGCTTTGATTAAGGCTGCTCTTTAACCCACTTGTAGATCTCGTTGGCGGCATCGATAGCCTCTCCGCGAGATAATTCGTTTGCTGCCAGCGTTATGCACCATTTGCGCAATTTCATATCTTTGCGCTTTCTCAAATACCGGATAATTTTTTTTATCATAATCGTAATTTTAATATTTAACAAGTTTATTTTCTGAAAAACATATCTCCGCTTATGGATTTGGCGGTATCATCACCCGTTAACCGTATGTACCGGAAGAAGTTATGCTCACTCCGGTGTCCGGTGAGTTTCATGATCTCCAATGTTTTCATGCGGCCGGTCAGATACATATTCGTGGCAGCCGATCTCCTGGCGGTATGACTGCTGATTAACTCCCATTTCTCTTTAGTTACCGTATGCAGTTTCCCGCCTTGGGTAAATGAATAGGAAACTTTGTCAGTCAAGCCTATTTCACGCATGATCACCTTAAGATATTTGTTGAAGTGTTGGATACATAGCCCTGTCGGAATATCCCCGTCGTACTTCTCAAATATCTCTTTGACATAATCATGTGCAGGAACCTTTACATCCACATTCGTTTTCCTGGTACGCTTGACTATGAAACATCCTTGCAGGTTGTCTTGGGTCAATGTCGAGTAATCCGAATACCTCAGGGCGGTCAGACAACCGATGACAAACAAGTCCCGGATTCGCTCCTTGGCTTTGCGCTTGTCCTGTTTGGCGAACTTGTAATAGTAGATACGGGTGATCTCGTTCATACTTAAAAAAATCGCATTCGTTGGCTCTTCTTTCATGTCAATTTCATCATAAGTGGTATCCACGGCGTAGTTATATTGCGATGCCCGCCGGATAAGCGACTGGAGCTTCTGGATATATCCTACAATCGTATTATGTCGTAGCCCGCAATTCTCAAGATAGATTATGAAGTCATCCAGAAACTCGGCTGTAACCGAATTGGTGAAAATATCACAGTCGTATTCTCTCGAGAAATTGTCTACGTGCTTTATGATGGCATCATAGACTGCGGCATAGTGTGCAGACTTTCGTCTGGAGCGCTTTTCAAGCATTTCCTGGGCAAACGCGGTAAAATAGATGCCTTCCAGTGGTTTGCTCTGGCGAAAATGGTTGATATAGTCCTTTCTGGGTTTAACCTCGCAAGCAGGACTGACAAGGGCAAGCATGACTCGAGACGTTTTATGCTGTTGAACCGTATGGGTACACATCCACAATAGTCGTTTCCGTAACCGCTCCTATCTGATAATCGGCCATAGTGTCTTTCATTCCCTCGTCCAGCTTCCTCACGGCGTCACGCAGGTCGGCGGCCTGTACCAGCACAAAGGAGGCGGTTTTCTTCTCGGCGCCGCTCTTTTCGTCCAGGGTGATAAAAAAGAGCCTGCATTTAAACCAGCGGTCCGCCGCTTCTTCATCACTGACAAAAAGTTCGCTGTAATTGGCGCGTTTAATGTCCGATACCGTAAACTCTCCTGTTATAAACGGGGTTACCTCTTCAATAATGCGTGCTTCCGCTTCCGTAAAACTCAAAGCGTCTACCAGATAGGGCTCGGTAACTTTCTGAATCATTCCGTTCTCCATCATTTTCTCGTAGCGGATCTTGCATTCAAACCAGGTGTGCATTGCCATATCATTCGATTTTTAATTGCTGTTTATTTCTTTGGTATGCTGAAGCTTTCAGTGACTTGCATCTCCTGCACTCGGAACTGAAAGTAAAATATACCTTCTCTCCTCTCTTCAGGGTTCTGGGATAAAACCGGTGAACGCCATACCACTCACCGCAAACGGAGCACTGTTTCATCACGTGACCGTCGGACAAGGTACGATAATTGCCTCTTTCCCGCCGTCGGACCAGCTCGCAGCCGGCGCACTCTTCATCCGTGAGCTTATACCTCCTGCAATGGGACAGAGATTTCTTTCCGCATTTGGCGAATGCCTTGCAATCGATACGGGGGAT